CTCAACTTCCGCAAATATTGTTGGTGTTGATTCTACCACACAATACAATGTTGTTAGCAAAGATACAGCTGGGAACTTTACAGAATTTGATTACTATGACAATAAATCCAGTCAGACTGAGGGCGATAACTTTATTGATTTGACTGAAACCAATCCGTTTGGAACACCATAATGCTCAATAATAGTCACTTTTATCACCAGCTAACAAGAAAGTATGTTATTCTATTTGGAACAATATTTAATGAAATTCTATTAGTTAAACGCAATAGAGACACTGGTGCCGAAATTGAACGCATACTTGTTCCTATCATCTATGCACCAAAAGAAAAATATTTTGCTAGATTGAAAACTGATCCTGATTTATCTAAGGAAATTCAGCTAATACTACCAAGAATGTCTTTTGAGTTGACTAGTATTTCATATGATCCACTAAGAAAACAAAATTCTCTTCTAAGAAATGCTAAAGCTGATAATTCAACAAGAGTAAAATCTTCATATATGGGTGTTCCATATGATCTTTCTTTTGAATTAAATATCTATGCACGAAATATTGATGATGGAACTCAAATTGTTGAGCAGATTTTACCGTTTTTTAATCCAGATTTTACACCAACAATCAATCCAGTTTCAGATATTGGATTTTTAAAAGATACTCCTATTATTTTAAATACAGTGGATATGAGTATTGAACATGAGGGTAACTTTGACGCTGTTCGATATGTTACATGGCGATTAACTTTTACTATGAAGGCCTATTACTATGGCCCAATCAGCACACCAAAGATTATTCGGAAAGTCGATGCAAATATTTTTAACGATCCATCCTTAGTGGCCGGAAACATTATTCGTATTAATACAGATGGTGGAAATTCAGGTACATTTAAATCTCAAGATATTGTCTATCAAGGTGACAACTATCAAACAGCTGATGCTTATGGATTTGTCGATAATTGGTCATTGGATAATAGAAAACTAGTCATTGGTGGCGCTCAAGGACAGTTTAAAACTAATAATACAATTAAGGCGGTATCAACAAATGCTTCTTACACAATTGTTAGCTTTGATGCATCTCCATTGCATCTCGTCAATATACACATTGAACCGAAACCAAACACCGCTAACCCAGGCGACGATTTTGGTTATGATACAGTTATAACTGAATGGCCTGATACTGAAAGTCTATAATAATGAGTGATCCACTATCTAATGCTTTGGGCATAGAATTTCAAAAAGAACAAGAGATTCTTCCACCTGCGAAGATTGTTGAGGAACAACCTCAACTCAATCCAGATCAAGAGGAAGATTATAGACTTGCTCGAAGAACCTTCCGTGAGTTGATAAACAAGGGTAACAATGCACTTGAAGGGATTACCGATCTAGCCAAAGAATCCGAATCACCTAGAGCGTATGAAGTGTTGGCTACACTTATGAAGACTGTTGCGGATACGACAAAAGACCTTTACGATCTACAAAAGAAGACTAAGGACTTACAAAAAGAAGACAAGGCTAGACCACAAGATGAACAACGCATCAATGTTGAGAAAGCAGTTTTTGTAGGATCAACAGCAGAACTACTAAAGAAGGTTAAGAATAATGAAGACATTTAGACAATTTCTAGAAGAAGCTAAGTATGTAGGCATCTATTCTCACGGCGGAGGTTCTGATATCCATGATGATGATGATGATGGTAAGCCAGATGGTGAAGTATCAGATCATCCCACCTCAAAAACTGTCGGTAACGAACCACATAAAGGAAAAGAATATTTTCGTAGACCTAAAATAAAAAAATATGTTGGAAGCATAAGAAGAGCGGCAGCAAAGGGTAAATCTTTACCTCCTGTTCTTGGTACAACCCATCCTGAAAATCCTGAAGTTCGCTCTGTAGTAGATGGTAATCATAGACTTCGTGGTATGCAAACCGCAAGACGAGAAACTATTCCTGTAGAAAATGTGCCACATCATAGAATACGTTTGATGAGAAAGTCATACGACGAAACACCTGAAAGCACGGATACTGGTAGAAAGATTAGAACTGGTGGCGTAAGACTATCATCTCTTCGAAACAGAGATGGTAGTTATGATATGGACAAACCAAGAAAGAGACTTGGTGGTAAAACTATTAGAGACTATTTTAGAAACTCCGATGGTTCTCATAACTATGGTGCGCCGAAATGAAAACCTTTAAGCAGTTTCTGGAAGAATCATTAGATAGATCATTTCCATACAAGTATCACGGTGAAGGTGAAGAAAATACTCATGAGTATAGTTTTGCACCAGGAAAGAAAGCATCTAAAATTAGAGTGAGCATCATACACAATAATAAGAAAAGATCAGCAGCAGTAACTTTTCATAGAGAAGATGGTCAAGAAACTGCTACAGGAGAGCATCCTAGAACAGCGGCAAAAGTTTTTGGTACTGTGGCTAAGATAGTCAGAGAACATGGTAAAAAACATAAAGGTTCTATTGATAATATTAACTTTGCAGCAGCAAAATCAGAGCCAAGTAGAGTAAGTCTGTATAGAAGAATAACAAAAAGATTAGGTGGCAAAGAAACCGAACCTAACAAAACTGAAACTAACTTTACAGTTTCTAATCTGTCGGAGATGAAAAAACCTCGTTATGAAGTTCCTGCTGAGCCTGGTTCTACACCTACACCTGAAGGTAAGATCAAACTCTATCACCAGACAGGTGAAAGAAACTTGAATGCTATTCGTAGACAAGGTATACAGCTAACTAAAGCTAAGGGTTATGAAGGACCAAAAGCAATCTATGCTTCCCCACCAGATAAAAACAATAGAGGATTCTATGGACCGGCTCATAGTACACCGACAGCAGAGTTTCATGTAGACAAAGACGAGTATAAAGCACCATTTGTTCATCGTGATGAAGTACCTGCAAAAGATATCACAGCACATAAAGAATGGCACGCTACTGTAAGATACATAGATGCAGACCCAGAACTTAAAGCTGCTGTTTTAAAAGGCGAACACGATGATCTTATGAAAAAAGGTAAAAAAGATAAGTTCGCTAAGGCGATTCGTTTTGTAAAGAAGAGAGAGCAAGCAAAGAAATAATGCCTAGATACGAAGGTTATCAAGGTAACCCAAACTTACCAAGAGAAGATTACATACACTCATTTACACAGCACGAAGTTGATGAATACATCAAATGTGCTAATGATCCTGTTTACTTTGCCACAAAATATATAAAGATTGTCAACGTTGATCGTGGTCTCATGCCATTCGAGATGTGGGACTTTCAACGAGAGATGCTTACAACTTTCCATGAAAATCGCTTCTCCATTTGCAAACTGCCTCGCCAAGTTGGAAAGACCACAACATCCGTAGCATACTTGCTTCATTATATACTATTCAATGAAATGGCTACAGTGGCTATTCTCGCTAACAAATCCGCGACTGCTCGTGAAATCATGGGGCGTCTTCAACTTGCGTTTGAATATCTACCAAGATTCCTTCAACAAGGCGTCAAGGAATGGAACAAAGGGTCTATTGAACTTGCTAACGGATCAAGATGTTTAGCCGACTCAACGTCTGGTTCATCTGTTCGTGGTAAAACCTTTAACGTCATCTTTCTTGACGAGTTTGCGTTCGTTCCTAACAATATCGCCGAAGCATTCTTCAACTCAACTTATCCCACCATTTCTTCTGGTAATACTACAAAGGTTATCATTGTATCAACACCAAACGGTCTAAATCTATTCTATAAGATGTGGACAATGGCTATTGAAAAAAAGTCAGACTATATTCCAATTGAGATTCACTGGTCGATGGTACCTGGTAGAACTCAAGAGTGGAAAGAACAGATTATTCGTAATACTAGCGAAGAACAGTTTCGGCAAGAGTTTGAGACAGAATTTATCGGTTCAACAAATACACTTATTCATCCATCAAAGATTAGGTCACTCGTATTCAAGAATCCAATAGCCAGAGATGGTGATATGGTTATCTATGAAATGCCTCAACCAGAAAGAACATATGTTCTGATCGCTGACGTAGCTGAAGGGCAGGGACTAGACTTCTCAACGTTCTCAATCATAGATGTTACAGAAATCCCGTATAGGCAAATAGCTAAATATCGTAACAACAAGATCACTCCGTTGCTATTTCCCACGGTTATTCTCACAGCAGCACGAAAGTTCAATGATGCGTTTGTGCTAGTGGAAATCAATAGTATCGGGCTTCAAGTTGCGGATATTCTACATAATGAACTAGCCTACGAAAATCTCATCAAGATTAGAACGGCTAAGGGTAAACAGGGGCAACAAGTTACTCCTGGATACACAAAACAGATGCAGTTTGGTGTCAAGACTTCGACTCAGACTAAAAAGATTGGTTGTGCAAACCTGAAATCGCTTATTGAAAACGATAAGTTGATTATAAATGATGAACACACGATCATGGAACTAACTACGTTTTCAGCAAACAAGCAATCGTTTGCCGCTGAAGAGGGAAATAATGACGATTTGGTTATGACTCTGGTAAATTTTGGTTGGTTGACAGCCCAGAGATATTTCAAAGAAAGTATAAACATAGACATTCGTAGAGTTTTGCAGGAAGAGCAACTAAAGATTATGGATCAGGATATAGTGCCTTTTGGTATTATAGATAATGGGCTAGAGGATGATTACGAAAAAGATGATAAAGGTGAATTGTGGCTTCGGGATAGAGAACGATACTATCCATTTGATGACTTCAACTGGCGACAAAAGTTGTAAATCTTGAAAACTCTAAATAATATTGAAAAAAGTAACAAAAACTTTTTGTTGTAAAGGAGAAAAACGATGGCTTTTCAGTTGTCACCAGGTGTAAATGTATCAGAAATTGATCTAACAACCATTGTCCCTGCGGTTGGTACTTCAGACGGTGCATTTGCGGGACGTTTTGTATGGGGACCAATTATGGAGGTTGTCACAATCTCCGACGAAGTTAGACTTGCTGAACGATTTGGTAAGCCTGACGCTAACACATTCAAGGAATTCTTTTCTTGCGCCAACTTCCTTGCCTATGGCAATAATCTAAAAGTAGTTCGTGCAGCTAACACAACAGTAGCAAGAAACGCTTCTGGTGGCACAGAAGAAGTTCTTATCAAGAATAGAGAACAGTATGAAATTGACTATCTTGATCTATCAGCGAATGCCGATGTTGGTATGTTTGCCGCACGGTATGCTGGCGCATTAGGTAATAGTTTAAAAGTAAGTGCTTTTACCGATTCTTCAAATTCAATATCATATGCTGCTTGGACATACACAGACGAGTTTGATGGTACTCCAGGAACATCTAACTTTGCTACAGGTGTTGGTGGAGCAAATGACGAAATTCATATCATCGTTATTGACGAAGATGGTCAGTTTACAGGTACATCAGGCACAGTTCTTGAAAAATTTGCATATGTTTCTAAAGCAGGTGATGCTAAAAATGATGATGGATCATCAAACTATTATGTAAATGTTATTAATGATCTTTCAAAATATGTTTATGTAATGAACCATGGTGCAAATAGCACAAGTTGGGGAACAACAGCTTCAAATACAGCATTTAATTCTGGTGATAAGTCATATACAGAATCATTGGATGGTGGTTTAGATGGCGCACCAGCTGATGGAGATATCAATCTTGCTTATGACAAGTTTGCAAACCCAGAAGAAGTTGATGTGTCACTCATTGTTACTGGTGCTGCATCACAGGCAGTATCTGAACATATTGTTGATAACATTGCTGAATCACGCAAAGACTGTGTTGTATTCATCTCACCAGAGTATAGCGATGTTGTAAACAATGCTGGCGGTGAAACCACAGCAATCACAACATATCGGAATCTATTCAACTCATCTTCATATGCATTTATGGATTCTGGTTGGAAGTATCAGTTCGACAAGTATAACAACGTCTATCGCTGGATTCCTCTCAATGGTGACATTGCTGGTCTTTGTGTTCGCACAGATACAGAGCGTGATCCATGGTTCTCACCAGCCGGCTTCAATCGTGGTCGCATCAAGAACGTTGTAAAACTTGCTTGGAATCCAAAGAAGGCTGATAGAGACGATCTATACAAGATTGGCGTAAACTCAGTCTGCACATTCCCAGGCGAAGGTGTTGTTCTCTATGGCGATAAGACAATGTTGGCTAAGCCATCTGCATTTGATCGTATTAACGTTCGCAGACTATTCATTGTTCTTGAGAAGGCTATTGCAAGAGCATCACGTTACTCACTATTCGAACTAAACGATGAGTTTACTCGCGCACAATTTGTTGCACTAGTTGAACCATTCCTCAGAGACGTTCAAGGTCGTCGTGGTATTTACGACTTCCGCGTTGTCTGCGACACATCAAACAATACACCAGAACGCATTGATCGCAACGAGTTCTGGGGCGATATCTATATCAAACCTGCTCGCTCTATCAACTTCATTCAGCTTAACTTCGTTGCTGTTCGCACCGGCGTTGCGTTTGATGAAATTGTTGGTCGCTTCTAATATGTTGAATAAATACTTCAGAGGAGAAGAATAAAATGGCTTTCAATTTAACACAGTTTAGAGCGCAGATGATCGGAGATGGTGCGAGACCAAATCTCTTTGAATGCAACATCTTTTTTCCAGTTGAGGGCGGCATCATTGACGGTGCCGACCGCGCTGGACGCAAGTTGACATTCATGGCTCGCGCTGCTCAATTGCCCGGCTCTACAGTCAATCAAATTCCAGTCATGTACTTTGGTCGTGAACTAAAGTTTGCTGGTAATAGAACATTTCCTGAATGGACAATAACAGTTATCAACGACGAAGACTTTTTGGTTAGAAAAGCCTTCGAACAATGGCTAAGTGGTCTTAATGCTCACGCAGGCAACGTTAGAGAAAGAGAATTTGTAAATAATGCTGCTTATACTAATGATGCTTACATTCGTCAGTTCAATAAGGCTGGCAATGAAGTTATCAAGGAATATAAGTTTATCGGTTTGTTCCCAATCGACGTTTCACCAATTGAAATGGATTGGGGCGCAAATGATCAGATTGAAGAATTTGCTGTAACGTTTGCATATCAGTGGTGGGAAGATGCTCAAGGCATTACCACCGATATTTCTCGCTAATATATAATATGAGTGGTGGGAGTAACATTCCACCACTTCCTTCCATTTAGGAGTTTCTAGGTGATCCAATTGTTTGGCTTCGAGATTAGCCGCAAAAGACAACAAGTTCAAGACGAACAGGCTAAAACGTTTACGCCACCTCAAAACGATGATGGTGCAGTAACGATTCAGTCTGGTTCTTACTATGGAACCTATGTTGATCTTGACGGTGTTGTTCGTAATGAAATAGAACTTATCACTCGCTATCGTGAGATGTCAATGCAGCCAGAAATGGAAACTGCTATTGATGAAATTGTCAATGAAGCTATCGTCAATGATGGTGCTGACACAGGCGTTGAAATTGATACTGATGATCTCAAACAACCAGACTCAATCAAAAAGAAAATTCGTGACGAGTTTGAATATATTCTAAAGTTGCTCAACTTTGGTAACATGGGGCATGATCTATTCCGTCGTTGGTATATTGATGGAAGAATCTTCTATCATGTTGTCATTGATGAAGAGAGGCCTTCACTTGGTATTCAGGAACTACGCTATGTTGATCCACGAAAGATCAGAAAGATTCGTGAGATTCAAAAGACAAAAGATCCTGTAACTGGTATGGAAATCATCAAGCGCCAGAATGAATATTACATCTATAATGAACGCGGTGTTATTGGCACACATTCAAATATGGGCACCAAGATTGCTGTAGATTCGATTATCAATGTAAACTCTGGTTTGATGGACGCAAAGAGAACAATGGTTCTCTCATATCTTCATAAAGCAATCAAGCCTCTCAACAATCTTCGCATGGTTGAAGACGCCGCTGTTATCTATCGGTTATCTCGCGCACCAGAGCGTAGAGTATTCTATGTTGACGTTGGTAACATGCCAACAATCAAGGCTGAACAATATCTCCGCGATATCATGGTCAAGTATCGCAATAAGTTGGTATATGATTCCACTACTGGTGAAATCAAAGATGACCGTAAGCATCTTTCAATGCTTGAAGATTTCTGGCTTCCTCGTAGAGAGGGAAGCAAAGGTACCGAGATTACCACGCTTCAAGGTGGACAAAATCTTGGTGAAATGGAAGACGTAAAGTATTTCCAAAACAAGTTATACAAGTCACTTGGTGTTCCTATCTCAAGACTTGAACCGAGTCAAGGGTTTTCGCTTGGTAAATCAGCAGAAATTACAAGAGACGAACTCAAGTTTAGCAAGTTTGTTGGTAGACTTCGCAATAAGTTTTCTACACTATTTGATGATCTTCTTCGTATTCAACTCATTCTCAAGCGTGTTTGCACCGAGGAAGAATGGAACGAGTTCAAGGAAAATATTTGGTACGACTTCAAGAAAGACAACAACTTTGATGAACTAAAAGAAGCAGAGCTGCTTACTAATAGACTCAATATATTAAATGTTGTTGATCCTTATGTTGGTCGTTACTATTCAAAAGAATGGGTGCGTAAGAATGTTCTAATGCAAACTGATGATGACATTCAAGAGATTGACGAACAGATTGCAAAAGAACAATCCGAAGCACAACCTACAGATCAGATGGGTAATCCTCTTCCTGTTGATCAAAATGGTCAACCAATGCAACCAGGAATGGATCAAACTGCTGGGCAACCTCTTCCTGAAGAAGAGCCACCACCATCTAGATATGAACTTAGAGCCAACGAAATAGAGTTTGCATAATGAGAAAACTTCACAGGTTTATAAATGAAGATTTGAACGCCGCTCTTGTTGAGCCACAGTCTCTTGCTTCTCAAGAGGCTTTGAAACTTGGCTTGCAATACGTTGGTTTTGGTAGATACGAAGATCCAAATACACAGCAAATCACACACGTTGTTCAAAACGATAAACTGGTACCATTCAAGTCGGCTGTAAAAAGTAACACATATAAGCAGACTGGTCAAGATGATTATGGCACATACTTTCAGCAATATGGTGGTGAAACACAACAACTAAATGCTTTTCTAACACAGTATTATAGCCCAGACAACTTTGATAATAAAGAACTTGATGCTATCTATGCTTATACTGACACAGATTTCTTTGATATCAACGATAAACTTTATACATTACCAACAGGAACGCCAGCTGAAAACATTCAACCAGATAATGCAGCCGACACAATACCAGATAAGATTGCTGCTATAGATTCAGCATTAAGCAAGATTGGCACACCACAAGACATGCTAACGTATGTTGGTCTTGGAACAGAATATGATATCACAAACTTTGTTCCAGGTGCTACATTTGCATTCAAGGGTTATAGATCAGCAACAATTGATCCAAATGTTGCTCTCAACTATAATAGTCGCGTCAATAAAACTGCAATGCGTCAGCAAACAGTTATGTTGCAAATCAAAGTAAAGAAAGGTCATCCTGGTCTATATGCTGAAGACTTCTCAGCTAATCCAGGAGAATCGGAGTTCATTCTACCAAGAGCAACAAAAGTTCGTGTTGTTTCGGGACCAAATAAGTTGGTTGGATCAAGCGCACTATCAGCCGGTAAGAATATTGAAGTGTTATACTTTGATTGCGAAACAATATAAATAGATTTATTGGGAAGAATAGGAGTAAACTAAAATGTATATCAAGGAAGCAATTCAGAATATTCTCGACAAGAAATTGGACGAGATGAAGCAGAATCTTGAAGCTGCTATTACAGAAAAGGCTATTGAAAAGCTGGAAGAAAAGAAGATTGAGATTGCTCAGGGCTACTTTGCTGAATCCAGAAGCAATACAATTGCCGAGAAGGACTAATCATTATGAAATCCATCAAACAGATTCGTGAAAACTATAATATTCTCACAGAAAAAGAAGAAGCAGACATCAAGAAGTTGACTGCTCTTGGTCGTGCTGGTCTGTTTGATGCTAATAAGATTCCATTTATCAAGAGAGCGTTGGAAAAAGATCCAAAGGAAATGACTCTTGCTGAACGAAAGATTCTACTCAATTTGCTTGATCAACTTATGTCACAAGTTCTTCATTCTTCCCAAGTATATACTAAGGTTAAGCAAAACGTTATGCGTGATGATCTTCGTGAAGAATCATTAGACGAAAAGTCCGACTATCTATCTAAGTTTGATCCAAGAGCAGGTTCTAGTTGGCCATCTGAAAAAGATATACCAAATGTGCTTATACTAAAGCGCAAATCTATTAGAGTGTTTCCTGGAAGTCAAAAGGTTGCTCTATACTATTCGCAAGCATTAGATAGATATATTTCTATTCCTTTTGGTGTGCCAAATCTAGGAATTGCAGAAGATACTTCAGAACAGTATAAGAAAGCAAAAGAGAATAAAGATAAATCTAATAAATCTGACGAACAAACAGACAAAGAAGCTGTTGCAAAAGTAATTAGTCAGATGCGATCTGGTCAGAAAAGAAAAGCTATTTCAAACGCAGAAAATATTCCTCTATCTGCTGCTGGTGTTGGTAGTCAGCCAGGCGCATTACAAGCAAGAAGAGCAATTGGTGCAGCGGCTAGAAAGCAACTTGGTTCAAGATTAGCTTCTGGAGATTTAGAAGGAGCAGCTGCTAGTGCTGGTTATCTATTAGGCAAAGCCATTAGATCAGGTGCCGGTTATGCAGCAAGTCCCGTTAAAAAAATGGCAAGTGCTTCCGCTGCACAATATAAAAAAGGTTATGAAGACCTAAAGACGGACGTTGCAAACTCAGCTCTAGTACAAAAAGCAAAAACTGGAATTGGTAACGTCAAACTTGGACGAGAAGCAGCAAAATCAGCTACGCCTTGGCGACATAATCCAAGAGGATCAGATAAAAAGATCATTTCGCCTTCAGCATCATTTGCTCATAAACTAGGTAGATTGAGCGGTAAGGTTTTTGAAGAGGAAAATTTGTCAGAAGATTTTGCATATGGTGATATACACGATTTTACGCTCCCATCTATAGCTAAAGATTTTGTTCCTGGACTTGGAACGGCAAGATCAGCAGAAAGAACAAGACAGGCATGGGAAAAAGGTAGTTATGGAATGGCAGCGTTACACGGTCTAGACACTGCTGTTAGCGGCGTTTCTGATGCTGCACTCGCTTCTACTTTTGCTGCACCTGTTGGAGCCGCATTAAAAGCTGGTAGCGGTGCAGTTAAAGCTGGTATATTGGGCGCTAGGACATATGGAACAAAAGTTATGCAACAACTAGCACCAAAAGGTGGAGCAAAGGCTGCAACAGTTCCTGCAAAAACAGAAGTAAAAGCTGTAGAAGCGTCTACAAAAGCTGCAACAGTTCCTGCAAAAACAGAAGTAAAAGCTGTAGAAGCGTCTGTAAAAGCATCAAAACCAAAACCAAAAGCACCAAAACCAAAAGCACCAAAACCAAAAAGAAATCCTTTTAGAGGTATGAGAGATGTAGATTCATCTGCTTCATCTGCTTCTGGCAATGCACAACAGTTTACACCTCCTAAAGACTTTTCACTAAAGGCACAAATATCAGCTCCTAAGGGAGCCTCATCTGCAGATGGCGGTGCATCTGAACTCGAAAGACAAGAAAGACTTCAACGTCAAGCATATTCTGGTGGTAAAGTTGTAACTGAAAATAAAGATAATATAAATGAACGAATTAATCCAAGTGGATTAATTGGTGGGGCTTTGAGATTAGGAGGCGCAGCCTTAGCAACAACTGCTGGTGCTGTTGGTGCTAGTCTTGAAGGCGGAGAACAAGATTTCAAACAACCTTCCCCTTTCTCTGCTCAAGCAAAGATTAAAAAAACACCAGAACCTGTTAGTGCAAAACGTGCAATAGATAAGAGAAGAATGCAAAACCAATTGCAGGCTTTACAACAACCTCAACAATCAGAACAACAAAATGAATCAATGATTAATACTCTAAAAAATATTAGTGAAAATACAGAGTTTTCTATTGGTGACAAAACTATTGTTATAAATAAGAATATAGCAGAAAAAATTGTATCACTTTACGAATCTGTAAATAGACAGAATAAAAGAAAGATAGAGTCAATGCTCAATGAAAGCGTAGATTCCTTCAAGAAAATCGTAGAATTTGCAGTAAGGCAGTAACAGATGGCAAACATAATTACACAACAAAAAATTGTTGATAATACAAAAAGAGCGTTGCTCAAGTATACCATTATTTCAGATGGAACAAATGAAGCCAACACTCGTCTTGTTGATGCTTCTGCGCTTGCATATTCATTGAATACTAACGGTTACATTATGACTGGCGATACAGACACTAAGAGTAACTATAGAACAACAATCAAAAGAATATCAGGTTCTCTATCTACTTCTGGCGCGCACATTAGAGTAAGATGGGAAGGCGCTTCTAATGCTGATATTGTCACGATGTCTAGCGGATCAACAGATTATAACTTTGGTGGTTCTTATGATAGCGCGACAGTTTCAAATCCAGAAACATCACCAACTGGAGATATTCTAATCACAACAAAGGGATTTGATGCAAATACTGTTGCAACAATTATTATTGATCTGAAGAAAGACAATAGAGATTACGATGCTGGTCAAACAGCTGATCCAGTAGCATTCAATAGAGGTCCAGCAGCACCATGAAACAACTAGTTGAATCAATTCTCAATAAAGAATATGATGAGGCTGAAGATCGTCTCAATGAAGCATTTCGTAACATTCTTGAACGCAAGATGTATGAAATGAAGAAGCAGGTTGCTGCTAAGATGTGTGAAGAGGATGATACATTAGAAGAAGAACCTGATCTATCTAAGATTATTAGAGATAAAAAAACTGGAAAACTATCAATGAAGCCGGGTGCTGCATCAAAAATTAATTTTTCAAAAATTGTTCGAGATACAGACACTGGCAATTTATCGTTGAAAAAAGAAGAACAAGAACTTGACGAAGGTCGTATCAATATTGTCAAAGTTCGTATTCGTGGCGGCAAGATTCAACGCCGTAAGAAAGTTTCTAACGTTGCAGGATTTACAATGCGCGCCGGTAAACTAACTCGCATGTCACCAACTGAACGCCGTAAACGTAAACTTGGTGCTAAGAAGGCTGCCAGAAAATCAAGAGCAAAGAGATCACAAATGCTTCGGAAGCGTAGAATGTCGCTTATGAAGCGTCAAAGACTAGGTGTCTAAAATGAAACTTATTTCAGAAGAAGTAGTAGAAGTCAAATATCTAACAGAGATGAATGAAAAGACTGGCAATAAAGAACACTTTATTGAAGGTATCTTTATGCAAGCCGAAAAGAAGAATCGCAACGGTCGCGTTTATCCTGTTGGTGTTTTGGGTAAAGAAGTTGACAGATATAATCGTGAATATGTCAATAAGAATCGCGCTTTCGGTGAACTTGGTCATCCAGATTCACCAACAATCAATTTGGATCGTGTATCACACATGATCACAAAGCTATACCCTGATGGAAATAACTTCATTGGTAAAGCAAAAATTATGGATACTCCAAATGGTAAAATTGTGAAGAGTTTGTTAGACGGAGGAGCTAGTTTGGGTGTGTCAACGAGAGGCGTAGGGTCTCTTAGACCACACAACGGTTATCAACTAGTGCAGGACGATTTCCACCTTGCTACAGCGGCAGACATTGTAGCGGATCCATCTGCACCAGAAGCATTTGTTAGAGGCATCATGGAAGATGCTGAATGGGTTTTGACTGCTAAAGGATGGCTACCTATGCACCATGATCGTGCAAAGAAAGTCATCAAAGAAGCTAGTCGGAATGAAATTGAGGGAGTTGCACTCAAGGTGTTTTCAAACTTCCTGTCTAAACTCTAAGTTATATAAATACTAACACGAAAAAGGAGTATTCTAATATGGGTAAGTCACTTACAGAAATTGCAAAGGAAATCCTCATGAAAGAGGAAACTTCCAATGCAGCTACACTAAAGCCAGGTTCAGCTAATCCTGAGCCAAGGTCACAAAATCCTATCGAAGCTGAAGACCTAGGACCAGCACTTGTTGAACCAACAGGTACTGCACCAACATCTAAGGCTGCTGTTAGAATTGGTAAAGTGGCCAAGCGTCCTGCTGATAAAGACGGCGGCGAAAAGACTTCTAAGGAAGTTATGGAAGAAGATATTAACCTTGACGAAGAAAAGCACGAAAAAGAAAAAAAGAAGCACGAAAAAGAAGAAATGATGGAAGAAGAAATTGAAATTTCAGAAGAACTCGCAGCTTTCATCGAAGAAAAGCTAGCCGAAGGTCTTACAGAAGAAGAAATCGCTATGGCTATTGACGAAAACTTCGAATTTGTCACAGAAGAATCCGAAGCAGAAGAAGTTGTAGCTGAAGAAACAGAGGAATATCAAGTTGATATGTCCGAGCATGTTGAAGCACTCTTTGCTGGTGAAGAACTTTCCGAAGACTTTAAGCAAAAGGCTATCACAATCTTTGAATCTGCTGTAAAGCAGAAAGTTCAAGAAGAACTCAAGATTATTGAAGAAGCCTATGCTGAAACACTTGAGGAACAAGTTGCTCAGATCAAAGAAGAACTAACAGAAAACGTCGATGACTACCTCAACTATGTTGTTGAGCAGTGGGTATCTGACAATGAAGTTGCTATCACAGAAGGTCTTCGCACAGAACTTACCGAAGATTTCATCTCTGGTCTCCGCAATCTCTTTGCAGAACACTATATCGACATTCCAGAAGATAAGGTCTCTGTAGTTGAAGAAATGACATCTCAGGTTGCTTCACTAGAAGAAAAGCTAAATGAAGAAATCGAGCGTAATGTTCAGCTAACAAAGGCTCTAAACGAATCAGCACAGTACGAAATTCTTGCTGATGCTTGTGATGGTTTGACTGCAACACAGACTGAAAAGCTAAAGTCACTTGCAGAGGGCATCAATTATACAACAGCAAATGAATATGCTCAGAAAATTAATATTCTAAGAGAAAGCTACTTCACAAACAAGGTCGTTGCTGAAAACGTTCTTGATAATGAAGAAGTTGACACAGAAGCTACACAGATCAATGAACAACTCACTGGTCCAATGGCAGCTTACGTCAAGACTCTTGGTAAACATCTTCCAAAGTAATGGAAATATAAATAATACTAATAGGTAAGATTTAAAGGAGTAAATCAAAATGTATCTTACAGAAAATCTAGAAAAGAAGTGGTCACCAGTTCTTGACCACGAAGGTCTACCAGGCATTAAAGATAGCTATCGTCGCGCAGTCACCGCCATGATTCTTGAGAACCAAGAAAAGGCAATGGCTGAAGAGTCACGCCAGCTAAACGAAGCTGCACCAGCTAACAACTACGGCGGTGGAAATATTGGTTCTTATGATCCAATCCTCATCTCCCTAGTTCGTCGCGCTCTTCCAAACCTAATGGCTTATGACATCTGCGGCGTTCAGCCAATGACAGGTCCAACAGGTCTCATCTTCGCAATGCGCGCCAAGTATGGTTCACAGGGCGGAACAGAAGCACTATTCAACGAAGCCAACACAGCATTCTCTGCCACAAACGCTCTCGGCGCTAACGGCAACGTTTCAACTGGCTTTGCTAACACCAACCCAGTTTTCAATCTTAGTGACGCAGGCTCACTCGGCACCGGCATTGGTATGAATACAGGTGAAGCAGAACGTCTTGGCGACTTCTCAACAAACGCCTTTGCTGAAATGGCTTTCGCCATCGACAAGGTAACTGTAACTGCTCGTAGCCGTGCGCTAAAGGCAGAATACACAATGGAACTCGCTCAGGATCTCAAGGCTGTTCACGGTCTAGATGCTGAAACAGAACTCGCCAACATTCTCAGCACAGAAATTCTTGCTGAAATCAACCGCGAAGTCGTTCGCACAATCTATCGGTCTGCTACTATCGGCGCTCAGTATGGCGTTACAACAGCTGGTACATTCGATCTTGACACCGACTCAAACGGCCGTTGGTCAGTTGAAAAGTTCAAGGGTCTAATCTTCCAGATTGAGCGTGATGCTAACGCTATTGCCCGTGCAACTCGCCGCGGCAAGGGTAACATCGTAATCGTCTCCTCAGACGTTGCTTCTGCAATGGCTATGGCTGGCGTTCTCGATTATGCTCCAGCACTTCAGGCTAACCTAAACGTTGATGACACAGGCAACACCTTTGCTGGTATGCTTCATGGTCGTATCAAGGTTTATGTTGATCCTTACTTCGGTGGTTCTGCTAACGGCGACGAACTCGCAGTTGTAGGCTACAAGGGTACATCAGCATATGACGCTGGTATCTTCTATTGCCCATACGTTCCTCTTCAGATGGTTCGTGCAGTTGGTCAGGATACATTCCAGCCAAAGATCGGCTTCAAGACCCGCTACGGCATGGTTGCTAACCCATTTGCAACTTCTGCTGGTGACGGCGTTATTGGTGATCGCGGCACTGCAAGCAATGCCAACATCTACTATCGCATCTTCCGCGTTCGCAATCTTACCTAATAAAAACAATATTGCGAATATCAGACTGGGCAGGAGAAATCCTGCCCTTTTTGTTTTATATAAATAGTAACATGGTATACATTCTGAAATACAGAAGATCAGAACTTGTATTGATAGGCATCACATATTATATGCCTAACTATACAAACATACTACAAACTTTTCACTGGCAGACGGAAGATATTACTCCCGATTTGCCAAGAGTTCATCAGTTTTTGAACTACTGGAAAGATAATATCGAAGCAAGAATCAAAGATGTTTCAATAAGCTATTCTGGTAAAAATAAAGTAAGAATAGCAGATTTCTATGAAGGTCTATAATGTCTGAAGAATCACTACTCAGAAAAATACCAGATAACACTTCTATACTTCAATCAACGAAGTTTAGTGTTATGTTTCCCACACTACCCTTTCTCAAGTATTTTTGTCAAACGATGAACATTCCGGGTGTATCAACATCTGGTGTTGAAGTGCCGTCTCCATTCACAAGCACTTATCGGCATGGCGATAAGTTGGTATTTGATAACTTTGCCATCAACTGTATCGTTGATGAAGAAATGCGTGTTTGGGAAGAATCTTACAACTGGCTAAAGGCTCTCACAGCACCAACCAAGTTTCCTGAATATGCCAAATACTATAATAGCAAGAATGAACTATATCATGATGCCATTCTAACAATCAACACAAATTCGAATCTACCAAATCTACGCTTCAAGTTTAGGAACGTTCATCCAATCACTCTTGGTGGAATATCCTTTAACACAGCGGACAACGCGGAAACTATTCCAACTGCTGATGTGACTTTCCGTTATGACTATTACGAGATTGATCGTCTATAAAAACCGCTTGACAGTTTCCTTTTTTCCCTATATTATAAGATACATTTATTTGAAGGAGTGACGCATGAAGCCGCCTGTTAGGGATATTGATGAACTTATGGAAATGTGGTCTAAGGATTCACCAATAGATGAA